ATTGTACGTACATGTTTCATCTTTCTATTTTTTTAAGTCTCTTCAATTATATCAAAAAAGGAGGTTGGTAAGAAATGCTTTTAATTTAAAAATTGCTTAGAAAAAACCCGTTATTATAGGCTTTTCCTTTATTTTAAAAGACTGTTTCAGCAATTTGCTTACCTTTTTGCTAACTTTTATATAGATTTTAGAGCCATTTCATAGAATGAGACGGCTTTTTTAGCATTCTCTTTTGATAAGTGACTGTATATGTCCATAGTCATTGAAAGTTTAGAATGCCCTAGGCGGTGTTGCAACTCCTTATAAGGAATACCCGAATTAAGGAGCAAACTAGCATGAGTATGTCGGAAACCGTGGAAACCTATGTTAGTTACCCCAGCATGTTTAAAGTGTGTTCTTAATCGAGTTTGCAAGGTATGGCTATTAGGGTATTCATGTATAAAGTCCGAGAATACTACTGTTTCAGTCCTACCTAGTCTCCAAGCCTCTTGGGTTTGCTTACGTTGGTATTTTTTAAGCATGGTTACGGTCTGCTGATCTATGTCTATATCTCGATAACCAGATTTTGATTTTGGACTGTTTACTTCCTTTCTATAATTTAAAGTCTTTGTGATATGCACAACCGAGTTATCAAGGTCAATATCAGACCATGAGAGAGCCAAAGCCTCGTTAATACGGCAACCAGTGGCAAGTAAGAACTTGTATAGCACGGTTTCATAGTAATAACGGTATCTATTACTATCTAGGCTATCTAAGTAATCAATAAATTGTCTTAGTTCCTCGTTGTTAAAGTGCTTAACCTTTTGCCGTTTTGCTTTTTGGATATTTCTAGGGAGAATAACCTCACGCGCAGGGTTAAACGGTATAGCTTGCATGACTACGCCATACTGTAAAATACGCTTGTTAAGCGCGTGTATCCTATCGTAATGAAGATAAGCCCCCGTTTCTCCCTTGTTGGTCTTATTAGCAATCTTATTGATAATCGACTGTATCAGTGGAGTTGTTAGCTTATCTAGTTTAAAACTGCCAAACAAAGGCAAAACATGGTTATTTAAAATCTTGTAAACACTATCTTGGGTATTCGGTTTGACTGTATCTTTATAGCTTTCCCACCATAAAAGAGCTAATTCTTTATATGTTGTAATAGTGCTAGCCTTAAAGCGTGTTGATCCATTAGCTTTAAAATCAAATTGCGCTTGTTGCGCTTTGGTCTTGAGTTCTTTCTTTGTCCTAGCGGTTACTTTAGTTGTAACTTTCTTACCAGTGATTACATCAACACCAAGATAAACATTAGCACGATAGACGGTTGACCCGTCTTTTTTCTTTATCTCGTTAATTTTCATGATAAACCTTTCTAAACATC